GAGCGTGAGCTTGAGAAACGCGAGAGACTCCATGAACGTGAGGACGAGATGTATCGCAGGGGATGGTTCGGTGAGCGTGGCATCCGTGACGAGTACGAAGGTACCGAACCGTATATGCGCAGGGGACGCAGGAGTCGTTACTACTGAGGAGCAGACGCCGATGACCCGGATTATAAGCGGTATATAGACACCCATGGATATCACTTTTCCAAGGAGCTGGCTAGGGAAGCCGCTGACAAGATGCTTAATGCCGACGGGTCCAAGAGAAGATGGACGATGGAGGACGCTAAGCAGATGTTCGATAAATGCGGGGCTAAGAAACCTGATAACGCCACTTGGGGAGATATCCAATATCTGTTCGCTATGTTCTATAGCGACTACTTTCCTAAGGTATTGGATTGCGACCAGAAAATAGTCAAGGCTGTCTTGGCTTATCTGGAAGACCCTGACGCCCCGGAAGGGACGGCGTTCGTAAGGTATCTGGCGGTGCGGTGCTTCGTCGGTGACACAATCAAATGGAGTGATATGATTTAGTTTGATACAACGTTGGAGAACCCTGTCGGCAATAGAATACCGATAGGGTTTCTTTTTGACCGTAGCTTTATTATGATTACATTTGTTCGAGGTAGATCTTTTGTTCATAGGAAGGGTGGGCGGGAATGAAAAAAGGCATCCTCACGGACACCCTTCCCCTTTGGTTGAAAATCACTTAAAACATTATGAGTTACTACACCGCAAATATAGATAATTAAATACAAACTGCAATGGGTAAGGGGTATTATTGGATAGAGCCAGTGGATCAGACGTTAAATGATTTCCAATTTTATAAGGCACGTATCGTAGGCGATCCTGAATATGACGAGAAACATCATCGTGTTATATTGAGGACTGATAAGTATTTCCCTGTCGGAAGTATCTTCCATGTCTTAAAAGACCCAGAGATGTTTGTTATAGAGAGGAAGTTTAAGACATGGGGGAATAAGTATGTCGTTAAGCCTTGTGAGGGTGAATGGGAATGGGATTCTGTCCAGAAACTTAAAGACAAGGCTATTATATTCCGTAGCGGATTCCTGCACGGGGACGGCAGCTTCTAACGCCTGCCCGCATCTACCCCCCCCTATATTTCTTGGTGTGTATGTATATAGCTATATTTGAGCAAAAAATAAGTGTAATATGGCAGATTTTCAAGGTAAATACAATGGTGATCAGATAGAGCAGCTTCTGGATAAGGCTAATGATATTGATCTTACCAAATATGCTCTTAAGACGGATAATGCCCCTACCGCCACGAAATTACAGGCGGCTAGGACCATAGCGCTGTCCGGGGCTGTTACCGGTAGTGTCTCATCGGACTTCGGAAGCAACGTAACTATCTCCACGACATTGGCTAATTTTGATGCCTCTAAGATCGCGTCCGGAACCATCAGCATAGATAGGTTACCTAAGGCGGCTTTGGAGAGATTGGTCGTGGTAGCTGATGATACGGCTAGATTCGCCCTTACCACCGCTACGGCTCAAAGCGGTGATACGGTAAAGGTCACGTCTACAGGTAAGATGTATCTGATAAAAGACGAGTCTAAATTAAGCAGTGAGGATGGATATGAGCCTTACACGGCCAGTCAGGCTTCCTCCGTGCCTTGGTCCGGGGTTACGGGCAAACCAAGTACCTTCACCCCTCCCACGTCCTCCGCTACCGTTCTTGGCGGTATTAAGGTAGGATATACGACTTCCGGGAAGAACTATAAGGTACAGCTGGATTCGTCCGGCAATGCTTACGTTAACGTTCCGTGGACGGATAATAACACAACGTATAATGAAGCCACGGCCGACACCTTAGGATTGGTTAAGATCGGCTATGCTTCTAATGGAAAGAACTACGCTGTGCTATTGGCTAATGGCAAGATGTACGTCAATGTCCCTTGGACTGACAGTAACACGACTTATACCCAAGCTACAAGCGATAATCTGGGTCTTGTTAAGATCGGGTATTCAGCTAACGGAAAGAATTACCCGGTAGCTCTTGACGGAAATGGTAAGATGTATGTGAATGTTCCGTGGACGGATACCAACACGACATACACCAATATGGGAGCCGCTTCTGCCTCAGCGGCGGGAAAGGCAGGTTTGGTCCCCGCACCTGCCGCCGGAGCGCAAGCCAAGTATCTTCGTGGTGATGGGACATGGCAAACTCCTCCTAACACCACATATAGTAACATGGGAGGAGCGACGTCCTCAGCCGCGGGATCGGCGGGATTGGTACCCGCTCCGGCTGCTGGCAAGCAAACCTCTTTCCTTCGCGGAGATGGTACGTGGGTGGTTCCGACGAATACCACATACGCCAAGGCCAGCTCCACTACCCTTGGATTGGTGATGATCGGATACGCGGAGAACGGTAAGAATTATCCGGTAGAATTGGATGGTAGCGGAAAGATGTTCGTTAACGTACCATGGACAGACACTAACACGACGTATGGTGTTGTGGGGGCTAACGGCAGTACGGGTCTTGTCAAGAACGGCAGTACCGTTACAAATGCCTCTGGTTACACTGCTTGTCCGATCGTGGGAGGAGTCCCTTATTATAAGGATACGAACACTACTTATCAGGTGGTTAGCTCATCATCCGATGGGCTTATGCCTAGGGCGGCATTTAGTACTTTAAACTCCAGTTCCTTGCTTATAGGCAGCCCGGTCTCGGTAGCTCCGCCATCCACTGGTGGGGGGTATCCTACATACAGTTTCATGTTTAATCATGTGAATATAATAAATGGGAGCAGTGGCGAATTAAACTTAATGACATGTGGTGTCCCGGGTCGAATGAGGGTCTGTGGCTCAGAGATTAAAGGATTGGGACTTATTCCTACTGATCTTTACAATGCGATTAGCAAGTTAATAGGCGTGAATACCGTCACGACGTTAGCCAACCTGCCTGTTACCAAGAGAAGTATTACGGCTACCCTCTCGACTGCTACCACCCTATCCGTGACGTCAGGCATGCAGGTAGGCGAGGAGCTTATCATAAGATGCGTCCCCTCTGCGGCGTTCACGCAAGCCATCCCTAATACAGGGAATTATGTCAGCATGAGCGGGGCGTCTATTACGACAACCGCTAACAAAGCTTTTGAAATAAGTATCTGGTGTTACGCTTCTGGTAAGTATAGCATCGCCGTTAAAGAACAAGATTAATGATATAAGATATGAGCTACGTATATATAAACAGGGAAATATATCCCAATCAATTAGTTCAGGACGATCCGCTTGATGATAATTACGCCAAGGGCTATAGTTATGATGATTACATTAACGGGAATCCCGCCCCATGGATAGAGCTTGGGGAGGAGCAATTGGCGTTCAAGGAGGCTAATCCTAAAGCTACGGTTAAGGAGATTATCGAGGCTAAATTGGATGACTCAAGGCTTCTTAATGAGGAGAAATCGGCTAAGTATGAGGAGATCAGGACTTATGAGAATAATAATCTTCATGAGTTTTTCTTGGATGACCAAAATATCTATATCCCTGAATATGATAGGCGTAACGCTTTGGCTGATGGGGCTATAGCTGGTAAGATAACGATCATGGGTCTGAAGTTTGATATGACGGAAGGCAAGATCTTGATCGGGATGATGGATAGGTACGATAATGACCTGATGTCGGCGTTAGGAGCCAAACAGAGGGAAGTAAGCTTAGCCACTACCGTAGAGCAGGTGAGGGCTATTGACGCTCAGTCCGGCTATCCAGATAAGGTAAATATCACCATGACTTATGTCCGGCAACAGGCAAAGGAGAAAGATGCCTCCGATCCTCAGGAGGTGGCTGTCAGATTCTCCAGAATGGTGGTTAATAACAAGGCTATATCTTTATCCCCTAACGAGAAATTGGATGTTAAGGTCCTATTCCCTATATGGGGACAAGAAGGGGCGGAGTTCGGGCTGTCGGTGGATGCCGGATTCTGCCTCAGGGTGGTTAAGGACGATACGGATATCCTTTATGAAGTTATTCAACAACATACATTATCAAAGGAATGGGAACCCGGATTAAATACGGCTTCCTTATACAAGGTCATTGATAAGGAGCATGCCGGGACCATAGGGGATCCTATCCCGTATTTCCCTCCAATGGAGATATTCAAGGATAAATATTACATCCAGAACGCTGATGTATATAAGTGTACTAGGGATAGCGGAACTCCTCTTAGTCATAATCTAAAGGACTTAGTAGGGTTGTATGTTGAGGTTGTACAGGGCTAGTCGTATCTACCCCCCCTATATTTGGCTTGTGATATGATACAAGTTATTTTTGGCATAATAAGATGATATTTGTAAATATATTTAAGTATGGCATCACAAAAATTCGGTTTCGTAACCGTCGACCCTGTATCAGGATCAGGAGATCAGGCGGTTAATTTCTCCGGTGAGAAACACACCGGTCGTATTCAACGCACTATCAACCTTACGGTCACCACGAGCGGCGGGGCTAAGAGGCGTTGGTAGTTAATCAGGCAGCGGCTGCTGAGGTGGTAAGATCAGACAGCCCTAACGCTTCCGTACAAAAGACAGGCGGTAATGTTACCATCACCGGTAAGTCTAACAGTACTAAGCTTACGTTCGCGGTCACGCCGGCTAAGGAGAACGGGCTTACGTTACAGCTCCCGGCTAACTACACGGCGGCTGGAAAGACTACGGCTAACGGAGCGGTTATCGCCGACGATCCCGGAGCCGCTGGCGAGTTCGTTTGGAGCATCACGATCTCGAACGTACCGGCCAACGTCACGATCAAGGAACTGACAGCTACATTGAAGGTAACTGCCGCTGGTGGCCAGACAGCCAACGTGACGGTAACGCAAGCCGCTGGAGACTCTACTATCGAGCTTGACAAGGAGATTATTAACTTGGATGTAAATGGTACTCAACAGACGGTTAACGTAACATCTAATGACAGCTGGACATGGGCGCAAGCTGTGGCTAGAACCGTATTGAGAATGATGGGACGATAATCAGTTTCTTTTCGCTTACTCAGACCCCGATCGACTTAAGCCGGTTGGGGTTCTCTTGTTTTATTATCTTTGTGAGTAGAAGATAACTAAAGGATATAATTATGAGTGATTTGAATGTTAATTGGAAGGACGGGGTAGGCGAGGTAACGGACCAGCCTCTGACCGTCAGTCCGGGGTCCGGGGCCGGAAACGCCTCCGTTTCCTTTGGCTCGGTGATGAACAACGGTCTTGATCGGACTCTTGAGCTGGAGATAACAGTTCCAAAAGGTACTAAGAAGATACTTACAGTGAATCAGGAGGGATGCAGGCAAGCCTATGTGACAAGCGATGGCAAACGATGGTTGACTAGCGACAATCGGGTGTATGGGGTGTTGAAAGGTGATGCGCCGTGCCAATGCTTTGATACCGGTATGCGTGGAGTGGCTAGATTTAGGATAGATGACAAAAAACAGATTTCTGTTATAGATTCTTGTGGCGATAGCTCATGGATTAAGGGACGAAGGTGCCTGGTTAAGAAAACGGGCGCTGGGGTCGCCATATGCTATCTGGATGAAAATAATTCGGAATTGTTCCATGACGGTAAGACCCAAGCCAAGCTTGACGGTACCATGGGTCAGTGGATGACAGATATACCTAGTTATAGGTATAGCTATACTGGATTTAAACATGATAATAATTATGATATTATCAATTATATTACATTAACCCATAACGATGTCGATGACAATATCACCAAATGGGGGAATAAGGGGCTATTCAGGAGATGTTTGGTAGGCGTAACAGAGGCGGTTGTTGTCAATAGTAAATTGTGGAGTCGCAAAACAGGAGATGAATATTCTACGGGAAATTTAGAATCACGTTTATTTCATGATTACGCTACGGCGTTAGGTGCAGGATTTGATATTATTGATTATGAGACACATTGCAAGATAGCTCATTTATTCTACGCAAAATACGCTGATAGAGACCCTCAAGGGATGGATCGTTTTGGGACTGGAGAAGACTCGTTTGATAGAATTATTGGTACCACATCCTCGCTAGGGAATAATGACGGAAAAACTTCCACCCAAATCAGTTTCTTGGGCATAGAAGATTTTTATGGAGGGAAGAGTGAGTTTATGGGAGGAATAGGATTTTATGGTGAAGATGTATATATATATGATGGGTTTAACCCATATAAACCTCCTACTGTTGATTATCGTGTAGTGTATTCAGGAATGTATAAAGAAAGTGGAGGTATATATAAAGTAGTATGGGGGGAGCATGGCGATATGATTCCTAAAGTCATTGATATATTTTCTAGTAACTTTCATTATTGTGACTTTGGATATATTGACGGTTCAAATGGACGCTGGCAGGGAGTTACTCGGTCTGGTTATGGAGCGAGCCTTTACAACGGAGTCGCTTTTTTCTCAGATGGAGGATCTTGGGCATACAAAGGGACTCGTATCCAGTACAGAGGAACTATGCAAGTTATAGATGATCCAGCTGATTTCATAACAATGCCGATAGGTTTTTGATTCATGGTTTTGTTTTTACAAAATTTGTAATTACATTTGTGGCGCATGTCCATCACCATGCTTTTCGTCGCTAATTTATTATAAGGGATACCGGTCTGTGATGGGATCGGCATCCCTCTATTTTTTAATATGGATAAGATAGATGTTTTCGATGTTCAGATTCCTGATGGGAGACAAATCAGTTGTATATCGTATAATAAGGTTACTTATTTTGATCTTGACGATATATGTAAGTTATGTTTTGACTCATATGACCTACATGATGTGGCTGACACTAAGGTAATGAGCGAGTTCCTACACCGTGAGGGTGGTCGTTATTGGACTACGATAGATGGCGTAAGGCAGTTGTATCGTAGGATTGAGTGTAAGATGTGTTTTGAGGTTATAGAAAAATTAAAGAAATTATGAGAGAGATGGAGTTTGATTTCGTGATATATCCGTTGAAGTTGATTATCACGGTTGGATTAGATTATAAGACATTGTGTGATCGTTTCGAAAATATGGAGCCTGAACACGAGGGGAAATGGGGAGATGAGGATGATATGGACAAGGAGGCGTCTTTCGCAAATTTGGTAGGGGATAGGGATGATGACGATAAATTCGCCATACTTTGGAATTTTTCGAGCGACGATGATTTAATAATGAGAAATATATGTCACGAGTCATTCCATATAGCAATGAGCGTATGTCAGTTTTGCAATATGTCTCTTGGTTTTAAGGTTGGAGAGGATGAACACGCAGCGTATATAGCCGGCTTCGCTGGTGATTGTGTTAGCGAGTTCATCAATAGTAAGAATACGGATTAAGCCATAAATTATATAAGGAACACAAGAATATCAGCCTCCGCTTATTTGTGGGGGCTTTTTGTTTATCTTTGTCAAAAACATGAAGTTATGTCGAGTTGCGTAATTAAAAGGAATAAGGAGGGTAAGATAACCCGTGTCTTGACCCCTTCCGGCGAGGTATCCACCTTGTTCGATAAGATAGCGGGTATAGCCGCCGTAAGTGACCTTAATAAGGCCGCTGAAGCTTATATGACTATTTATAACGATAAGTTTAGGTCTAAGTTCGGTGACTGGACGAAGTCCGTACCAAGGAATAAGGAGGCCGCCAGATCCATAAGTGCCAGACTTAACGCTAGCGAGTGGGGACAACTTATGTCAGCCAAGGTCTTGTCTGCCATAAGTGATATGGACGCCCCGGCGTTGGCCAGAAGCCTTGGGAATAGCGACAATGTCGTGGCTTATCTTACTTCCGGAGAGGTAGGTGAGGTCAGTGATATGGCGGTGGTAGATACATCCACGGTACAGGAGGTGGATTTGGATTCCATAAATGAGGATAATATTGGCGACACGATACTGAAAGAGGCGTCATGGGATGATATAAGGGCTATCAGGGAGAATATAGACATTAAGGAGACAGCCCATATGTTATGGAAGGCCGTGGAAAGCGCTTTTACCGGGCAACGACCTAATATTAGGGTGAAAGGCGGAAGTATAGACGGGGAGATCATATTTTCTGGCAATGTCTTGCCGTTAAATAATATTGAGAATTATACTCCTCCATCTTCAAGATTGGTATATGATTCCGGTGAGCCTCGCCTGTTCTTTAGATCGGATGACGGCAAGATACACGAATCTTACGCCAACGCCATAAAAGGATCGTCCGGTGGGCGGGTCGAGGCCGGGTTCTTGGCCGGCAGTGTCGAGGAGAGCGACGTCCCGTCCGGTACGGCTGATATCTCCTTTGGCTCTTCCTCCATAACCCTTAATAACAGTGGGTCATTCATCCCGGTCCTTGGTATTAGCTCAAACTCAGATGTAAGCACTCGTGGAGGGTTTGTTAATTACCTTATCAAGAAAGGTATGTTGAGTGGGGAACGTATAAGGCTAGGGGATAGATATTATCTTACTGGAGCCGGCAATTCTGATGGTCTTAAGATCTATAACGCTATGGATGCCTTCTCTAGCCTTAAAAATAGATTTGGAAGTCAGTCCTCCGAAATGAACGTATTGGGTTCTATAGGTTTTGATACGGAGGTAAGTAATGATCTTGATCTTATCACTACGTCCGGGGAGAAGGTTACGGTAAGCAGATCGGAGATCAAGGGTATGTTAAGGCAAGGTAAGTTTGAGGAGCTTAATAATAAGTATGATGGATTCATGGAGCTAGCCTTGTCGTTGATGATGGAGGATAACGCTTTGTACGGAAGCAATGTCCGTGGGGTTATCGAGAACGAGAAGGCGGAGGATCTCCAGAATAGGACTGATATCACCAATATCTTATCCACGTTAGGTATCCGTGTGATGGGTATGTCTGAGTATATGGATAAGTATAAGATGCGTAATGGCGTGGATCCTTCGGCTAGGGCCTTATCTGACATGGCCAATGGGGTTATCGCCTTGGCTGAGGGGGCTACGGTAGAGGATCTCAATGAGGAGGTGGCTCATTTCTTGGTCGATACTTATCGTAACCAACAGGAGATTGACGAGGTGCTGGATTCTGTTGTCGGCACGTCGTTATGGAATCAGTTCGCTGGTCGTTACTATGAGGTGTATGGGAAGGAATACCAAGGAGAGGAGCTGGATCGGATGGTGAAGCGGGAGATCCTAGGTAAGACGTTGGCCCAGCGGTTCGTGCCGGGCATGGAACAGGCGGTAGAGGATCTGACCTCGTCCGAGGACGACCAGCTCTCCTTGTTTGGCAGGATGGTACGAGCTATACGTAATTTCTTCTCCAGCCAAAGATCGGATTTAAATAAGGTACTTGACAGGATAAAGGAGTCGGCGTTAGCTGATGATCCAAGCGTCTTTGACGTGCTTCTGCTAAAGGATAGCGATCATCTCATGTACTCGTTATCGGACGTTGACGTGGCTAATAAGTTGATCAAGAACGGTAGGTCATTGGAAAGGCTATACACCAGATTGCAGAGGATGAGATCAAGCCAAAGCCAGAGGATCGGTGAGAGTATCTCCCTTCTTCGTGATATAGGCGAGAAGGTGAGACAAGTCGGGGGTGAGCTAAATAAGAATAACAACCTATTATCCACCAAGAGCGTCATAGCGACCGCCAAGGCTGAGGTGGAGTATTTGGTCACTGTCGCCAGTAGCCTACGTAAGAGCGGAAAAGGATTGGATTATGAGACGATACAGGTTATCGATAACGTATATGGGGAGATAGTTCCTCTGATCAGGAACCTTCGTGGATTCGTCAATAATCAGGCGGCTGATTATTATGGCAGCAATAAGGTTGGCATGGTAGAGGATATGGATGATATATTACGTATGGCTGAGACATCCATGTCTGATATAAATGCTCTTCGAAGTGATCGTAATGAGGATTGGCTGGATGGACAGCTCAGGATGTTTAATATCCCGGAAAGATATTGGAATGGGATAAAGAAGTTGATAAATAACATCCATAAGGATATCAATGTCATGTCCCGGTTCTTTGGTACGCTGGAGCATAGTGGTAACGCTATTTTAGGTATGTTAGGCCAACGTCTAGCCAAGGCCCATAATGAAGCCCATACCGAAGGTATATCTAATATCAATAAGATGACTAGGATGATGAAAGAGCGTGGATGGGGGATAAAGGATAATGAGGATCTTATACAGAAGATAAATGGGAAGAACTCGGATTATCTTGACTCGTCCCGTGATTTCGCCAAATACGATTTACTATACAGGACCGAGCAGGCTAAGGCTATTATCGATATATATGATCTTAAGAATGTTACGGGTAAGACCGAGAAACAACTTATCGACCTTCTTCTATCCGATAGAGGCCTTAAGGTGAAGACCCGTGACGACATAGTAGGATATGACGGGGATAAGCCTATTACGAAGGGGGTATATCATGTATTCAAACCTACCATCCAGAATTTTGATATCTCGGACATGACGTTCGAGGATCAGCAACGATATCTTGACGCGATAAATAGGTGGTTGGACGAGAACCGAGAGAAACCTATGGTGCAGGCTTATTACGATAAGATCGAGAAAGTTAATAAGAAGGTCGAGGAAAGACTGGGTCGTAGGGTATCGCAAGCCACGTCCGATTTCATGACCCGTATCCGCAGGAGCCGGTATGTGGCTATGGATAAGTTCGTGAGGAACGGGAAGGTCGATTGGAAGGCGTTTCAATCCGATCCTATAGCTTGGAGATCTTATCTGGATATCTTACGTGATAGGGCTATAGCCAAGAGCGAGTGGTATTCCGATGGGACACCAAAGGAAGAGGGATCCGAGGCTCTGATGATGTCCGAGGAGATCAAGGCATGGGACGAGGCGTGGGCCGAGGAGTTCGGGAATACCAACGAGGGTCGTAAGGCTTCCGCCGAGTTCAAGGAGATACTTCGTGGGATAGAGCGGTCCGAGGGCGGCAAGGCTGCGTTTGAGTTCCTGCTAGCTGGCGGTCATCTTGGTTTCTCCAAGGATATGTGGGGATCCGAGGAGGGTGATTATTACGAGAATCTTGTTGATAAGATCACGGAGCAATCTGTATCATCATCAAGAATAGAGAAGGTAGAGGAGGCGATGGCGACAATAAACGAGATCAATGACCAGCTAAGGCCTTTGCTTATCCAGTACCGGGATAGCACGAGATACGGGGAATATGATTTCGATAGGTTACGTGGATCCGCCTCATTAAGAAAGATAAACGAGTTATATGATCGTCTGGCTGAGGCTAAGAGCGTTATTAACGCCGCCGCTTCCGCTGAGGCTATTGAGATGGATATGCCTGATACGGTGGAGAGTGGAGTCACGGATTCTTACCGTAACGCTTTAAGGGATGTCATGGCATACGACAAGGGTATGGATGAGATTAAATTCGCCAAGGAACATATGTCTGCCCGCTCCCGGAGTCAGGTGGATAGGATGGCCGCTAAGCTATCTAGGAAGAACCCGTCATGGACGACCGTGGAGGTATCGTTTTTGAGAAGGAAATACGGTCCTGACTTCAATAATAAGCTAGCTAACGACATAGCGATGGGTAAGGCTAATGAGGTTCTTGTTGAGTACGCCAGAACTCGGCTATATCCTTATATGAGAAAATACTCTCCCAAGGGGTATTCTGGCTTTGTCAGGAAGATAAATAACGGTACGTATAAGGTATCCGAGTTCTTTGATGCCATGGAAAATGGTATATCAAAGGAAGAGAGCGTATCTCGTTTCGGGTTCGATATTAATATGATCGACCTGACGATCAACAACCAGTGGCTTGATGAGGCCGACGTCGAGAGTTCTTTCCGTAATCCTAATTATAATCCCGATCTGGGTTATGGATATCATACGCCTAGGTTCGATAAGTACAAGAACGAGGCTTTCTTCAAGAAATACGGTATTACCAACGAGGGGGAGGAAGCTACGATCAATAAGGATAAGTGGGAGATGAGGAAGGAACTGCTTAACATAAGCCGTAAGGCTATGGAGGATTATGATGAGCGGTTCAGGAATATCTACCAGATACCACAAATATCCAAGGGCGGCGTGGAGAGGATGGTGCAGGCCGGGGTTGACCCGAAGGCGGCTATCGGCAACGCCGTACGTGATATTGTTGGCGAGAGGGTGGATGATCCTATACACGGTCAAGGACAAGACCTAGGAGGGCTTGATGAGAACGACAACAAATATCGTATGATCCCTAAATACTATCTCAGTAAGTTGGAGAACGCCAACGACGTGTCCCATGACTTCGCCTACTCCTATTCCATGTTATCCTTGCAGGCTACCGCTTACAAGCATAAGAGAGCGGCTTTGGATGATGTCATGGGATACAGGAACATGATGCTGGAGACACAATACGACGGCGGTAAGAACCCGGAGGCAACGCATGCCTATAGGATGTTTCAAGATTGGGTTAACGCCAGCATCTATGATGTCAGGATAAACAATAAGCGAGCAGAATGGAATATAGGCAATTATAAGGTCGATCTTAATAAGCTGGCTCTTATGTTTACTAAGTTCGTATCCAAATCCAACCTAGGCTTCTCCCCGTTCGTCGCGGCTACCGGCGCCCTTACAGGGCAGGCCAACTTCCTTTTGGAGGGTATGGTAGGGCAGTATATAAGCAAGGACTCCATGAAATACGCCTATGGGGAAGCCCAGAAGCAGTTAAGTACGTACGTGTCGGAGATCGGGGATATAAACCGTACCAACAAGCTATATGTCGTCGGAGAGGCTCTAGGCGTATTCAATGTCCGCAACCGTGTACGATCGGCGGCGTACAACAAGATCTGGAGAACCTTATTCCGGGACCTGCCGTTTAAGATGATGGAGGTTCTTAACTCCCCGTTGGATCCGCAGGTCATTATCTCGGTCATGGATGATACCCGCCTATACGAGGGTCAGTTCTGGTCATACTCCAATTTCAAGGAGATGATGATGAAGGACAGGAATATGTCCGCTAACGAGGCTAAACGCGATTGGGAGCGTTTAATGGATTATTCTATGTGGAACATGGTAGATGTCAAGGACGGAAAGATCGTGGCTAAGAACGAGGCTAACAAGGATATTATAGACCGATATATACCCACCTTGTCCAGTAGGGTAAGGAGTATGGTGCAGATCTGCGACGGCGCCTTGAACGAGCAGAACCGGGTGGGGGCTAGCCGGAACGCTATCCTTAACATGGTTCTGCCTCATCGTGGATGGTTTATATTGGCCGTACAGCGGGCGTATAAGAAAGCCGGTTTCAATTTCCAGACCAACCAGTTCGAGGAAGGATATATGAGGACATTATGGAGACTGGCCGGGGATGTTTACAATACTATGTCCGAAGGAAGGATGGGAGAGATATATGATGTGATGAAGGAGGAGTATAATAAGCTTAATCCTTATGAACAGACTAATATTAAGAGATCGATTATCAATATGGCGGTATTCGCTACCATGATAGCCATAGGACGGGCGTTGATGGGATATAGGGAGGATAATGAGGATAGTTGGTTCGGACAGTTCATTACCTATATCGGGTTCAGGACGATCAATGAGATCGCTTCCCAGACATCCCCGTTCATGGAGCTTAACGCCATAGACATGCTACAGGATCCGTTGGTCACGGCCCGGAAGTTAGGTGATCTCACCGATCCTCGAAACTGGGATCCGTTCGCTACCGTCCAGACCGGCGTATATAAGGGCGAGAGCAAACTATGGAGGCAGCTCATGAAGTTCTCGTTTGGTAAGCAATGGTATAATATCAAGACGGCTAGGGATATTAAGCAGACATCCGACTACTGGTTGATGACCAACGGCATGACGATGGGATTCTTCTTAGGAGGCAGGGATAAGGACGAGTCCGGAGAGGACGCTAATTGGTATTTTGACAGGGGAAGATAACTGATATGGTATGACAAAAAAAATAGCCGGTCAATTGTTTAAGACAATTTGATTGGCTATTTTTGTATTCCCATCTATCCATCCCGGACGGATGGGAATAGGTAATTATTTTATGAATACAAATGTAGATCTTTTTCATGATTCCACGAACAATAGTAATGGAATTTTGACGTCCGAATCCAACGAAATGGATTTAAATACATTAATACCGGTAGTAGATAATAATAATCATAAGGTTGTAGACGCCAGGCTTCTTCATGCGTTTCTTCAAATAAGAAGAGATTTTACATCATGGATAAAAGATCGTATATCAAAATACGGTTTTATTGAAAATCAGGACTTTGTATTGATAAAATATGATTATTTAGGTAACTTACTGAATGACAGACTCCCCCATTTTGGTGAGTCTGATACTCAGGTAGTTGCAAAGACTGATTACCTGCTATTGATGGATATGGCCAAAGAGCTATGTATGGTAGAGAATAATGATAAAGGGAAGAAAGCTAGAAGGTATTTTATCGAGAAAGAAAAAGAATTAAAGAAGTTGGAAAAGTCGAATAATGATCAAGTAAGTCATTTGCGTATTCCCGACTTTTCCAATCCAGCGGAAGCCGCAAGGGCATGGGCTGATGAGTATGAGGCCAAGGTTAAGGCCGAGAAGGAAGCTATGTTGGCACTAGAAGCCAAGAACAAGGTCGAGGAGGAAAAGAAGATTGTCCAAGCCGAATTAAATACGGCTATAGATACGATAAAGGAGAATGAACCGGTAATTGATATGTTTAAAAGGTCTATTCCAAGAGAAGGTGTCCTTATCCGTGAATCATCAAAATATTTTGAGCAATTTGGCTATTATATCGGGATTAAGAACATGTATCCGTTATTACAGGAATTAAAATATGTTTTTAGGAATGAGAGAGGTAGGATAGAGGCATATCAGTCCGCTCGTAATTCTGGATTAGTTACATATGGATCTGATCCTGGTGATGAATATTGGGAGGCTAAGGCCGTGACTGTTATGATAACATTAAAGGGATTTGTTAAACTGGAAGAATTGTCAAGAAAAAAAAGGAGCGTTTTTGAGAAATATGGTCGGTTCACGATATGATGCCCCTCACTGCGATTATTCTGATAAAGGCAAGGCTATTAGAGCGCTTACTGGCGATAATAGGTTCACTAAAGATATTGATTATAAAGTTTTTACCCAAAATGGTAAAAACCCTACTGAGGGAAGATCAACAATTGTATATACGATAACTGCATTTTGCGTGGAATGTTTGATAACAAGGAAAGAAAGATGAGTATAAATAAATAGTTATACCATTGATAATTAATGTAATCCAAAAATGGATTTACATAATAAGAGAAGGATAGGCGATTATCATCCTACCCTTCTTATTTTCGTTATCGGTTATTATATTTATACACAAAATCATCCACATCCATATACTCACACCCGAAGTTTTCCGCCGTCTTCTTATCGGAGTCGGAGAACTGCCCTTCTTTTCCGGAAGCGTCCCCGATCATCATGATAGTATCGTATATGATCTTATTTTCCTCATCTACATTATCATTTATGAATTTGATATAATCCATATACTGGTCTATCATCCCCGTATTTGGTTTCCTATTGATGTTATCTTTATCATTGTTGTCGCAATAAAAGTTGTATACGGATATATTGGTATAATCCTCCAATGCGCTTGATATATAATCGAATTTATATTCAAACATCTCTTTGTCTACGAAGCCTTTTTCTATACCTCCCTGATTTGATATGATTAGTATATCATCAGGAGCGTAATTTTTGATAGCCTCAAATACGTAGAGTTTGATTTTCATATCCCATATACCTTTAGGGAATGTATCTCCTGACAATGTTTCAATCAGTGTCCCATCTAAATCTGTTATTAACAATTTATATTTTTTCATGATTCAAAATTTAAATGATATATAATTACCTTACTTTATTCATATACTACTCGTCCCATTGCTCCTAATAGCTCTTTATCATCCTGCTCCTTTACCTCTACATAATAATATCCCTTGAAACAAAATTTCTTTTGATCGGGATCTGACAAGAATTTTTTATATTCCTCGAATCCTTCATCTGAAAGATGATAAGCTCTTCTTTTTTGTTGAAGTAATTCATCTGATTCTAATATCTGTTTTTTAGTAGCCATAATATCTGTTTTTTGGATGTGGTATAAATGATTAATCTTTAGGAATAAACCCAACAGCCTTTTCGGTAGAAGCTCTTTGTTTTATAAAACATTCAGCTTCTTCCCATGAGGTTGCCCATATTTCACCGGCATACTTTTTGCCATTGATTTGATACTCTGTTACAAATTTCTTTTCTTCTTTTTTCATGTTTGTAATTTTTAAAAGTTAATAAAACTAAGGTTTTAGACAATGAGGCATTATATCCATTTTACGAAGTTTATTATCTTCTGTTTATAAAATTCAATGTCCACATGAGGAAGTCCCTCGATAACGGATTTAAGAGATATAGGATCGTCCTCCCATTTCAAGTCCCTACCTGTTAATCTACGGATAGTACCTTTTGGGAGTACGATCGCCGAATTATGATCCTCGACGGAAAAATACTCATCGTCATGCGTCGATCTCTCATCCGTCCATATCTCTCCTTGCCGAGCGGGGGTGTTGTCAAGAATAACCTCGTCACCGTTTTTATTCACGGCTAAAAATATTATTGTCTGTTCCCCTATTTCCATAAATTATAATTTGTTTACCAATCTCCCCCATCATTACCTATTCCTGAGATTGTAGTTATAATATTATCTGGATTTGTGCCTGCGTTAGGAAGCATCTCAGGTATAGGGTTATCTTCCCTATCACCATGCATCATGACGGTAAGAACCCCACTAGCGGAATACAACCAGAGACGTTTGCCATCCTTCTCCCATTTCTTCGCTAATCTATTTAATGATTCAATCAGCTTACATTCTTCCGGGGTACATTCGATCCCTGCGTCAGTAAAATATTTTACTCTCATATTATTGATTTGTTTAATTTACGAGCTTCTGATAAGGCTCGTGTTAGTATATCTTTTTCCCTTATAATCTCCTTATATCTTTTGATATTCATTTTTATTGTCTTCATAATAAGTTCTTTTGTCTTAATAGCACCAACATCTTATCCCAATCAACATATCCTTTATCCGTGAGCGGGGTGCCGATATTCCTGTCATCTATATAATAATCACAATACAATTTTGGTGATGATGATACTGGTTCAGGATTATAATTTACTGAGTATAGATTAATATGGTTATATTTGAACCAATCCACCGCATCCTGTAGATATCTACCGTCTCTCACTGTATACAATATCAGTAGATTCCTATCAGCTAATTTCCTCAATACGCTAGCAGCCCCGATATTGTCTCCTACATAAGGGTATGAGTCTACTACACATGTCCCATCGAAATCTATTCCTATTATTTTTCTCATATCACCTCTTATAATAAATACTCCTCTATTTTCTTGGCCATGTCAATAAGCATCTCACATCTAAGGTCGTTAAGATCCTTACAAAACCTCATCTCCTCCTCATGCTTTTCCTCCGGCGATCTGTTATCACTTATACTGTAGCATGGTGATGAGCATATCGGTATGGGCTTCATGGCATCTATGGCTAATTTGATAGCCTTTTCTTTGATATCGCTCATATTAATTTCTTTTTGCATCCAGATCATACCGCTATTATGGCAATCAGGGAAATCGATATGATCAAAGTCACGTATTGAACAACATCCCTCGTTATAAAAACAACATCCTGCACAATGATCTTCTTTTATCTCCGGAATAGCCACGTATGTCTTTCCTCCGTATATTCTAACTTCTCCCTTTCTTACCTTATTCGTCTTATTCATCTTATCAAATTTTTATATCCTATTTTCTTTAACTGCTCTTCGGTAGCTTTCTCCTTCGGGAACTTCCCGTGCCATTTACCGGGTACCACGACATCACGGCCGTCAGGGCTGGTAGCCAGCCTCCCGCATTCGCTGCACAGCCCCATGCCCTTGTACGGCTGTAGCTCCTTGGCATACTCGAATTTGTCCACCATATACTCGTTTGTCAACATCCAGTAACTAGACGTAGCGGTATTATCGATACAGCCGCATTTAGCGCATACAAACAAGCTCATAGTAAGTTCTTTTTTGCCTCATTAAACAACCGTTCTACCAGATTCTCAAATTCACCATCAGGCTCTATTATATTTCTTATCTTTATCTGTATGTTTTTATGTTTTGCCAAAGAATAATAATTGTCCTCTACATTATAATGAGCCACAGGGCCATCTACGTAAATAGCTTCATTTGGATCTAGCTCATTTTTATAATAATCTTCTACGGTATTTATAGGAATATAACGTAGATTATCTATTCTCATTATAGAATATTCATCGAATTTGACGTATTTCCCAACGACCCATTTATAGTTCTCTTTTAGATTAGCCTGCATCTTGTTTTTTTTCTTCCTTCAACTTATTTTCCAGTTCTTCAATCTTATTCATATTCTATCTATTTTAATGTTATTGTTATTAAATCTGTTTATCATCTCATCAAAGAATTGACGGTCTATCTCCACAAGCAGGGAGTCCCTTCCCTCCTCGTAAGCCGCTATCCCTGTCGTTCCGCTCCCGGCTACCGGATCCATTACCGCATCTCCCGGATTCGTGTATGTTCGTATCAAGTATCTTAGTAACTCCACCGGCTTCTGGTTGGGATGGATGGCTGATTTTTGCCTGTCTGTCTTAAATGTCATGACCGATAGCGGGTATCTCTCCGTGCTATCGTATGTAGTGAGACCGGCTTTGCCATATAATTCCGTTTCCTTGCATCCCACTTTACTGGAGGCCTTGGATACTTTCCTGACATGACCATAAGTCTTTTGGGGATTATATGTATGCTTCCCAAGTGGCATAGGTGAGAAGATAAGTATCAACTCATGATTTCTTAATGGATATTTCTTGGCGTTAAGAAAACCGGTAGGGGTAGTCTTATGCCAAACAAGGTCGTACCGGTACCATCCCGCTGGGGCGACCCTCATGATCTCGACCGCCGCCGTGAGTGAACAGGTGACGGCTACCACCCCGTACGGACACAGCATTTTTTGGATTACCTCCCACATCGCCTTATAATCAAATCCCTCCTTGTCGTATCTTGCCTGGGTTATCTTATAAGGAGGGTCGGCAAAAACAAATCTTACCTTCCCTACCATATCCTTGAATACGGACATCGCCATACCCATATCCCCGTTAAACGCCCTTACTTTCCCGTTCATCATCAACCCTCTCCACTTTAATTGTTCCCATATCACCTGAAGGCAACGTGATATTACTATACACGTTATTCCAGTTCTCGTCAATGGCCAACTGATGTAATATCGACCTATATATCTGGTAGGTGTTACCGATAAGTCTCTTCCTATTTATCTTATCCTTACTACCCCCATCATATCCTATATGCTCATAATCCCCAAGATCAGGGAACAGTCTTCTTCTTATCGCTCGTGAGTTATTGATTATAAAGCTTCTTATCCCCAGCGTTTCCGCTCCATCCATATCATTTATCAACGTATCTGTCGTATGTTGTAGGTCTATGTCGCCAGCGGCGAATCTACTGATGTCTTCCACGCATTGGGATATCAGCATTAGCTGTTCCCTTGTCAACGTTATTTTATAAAGTTGTTTATTATCCATGATTATCTGATATTAATTTTTCTTTTATATGTTTAGATATATCAATTATCTCATCTTTTATATTGCAGTCATCTTTTAATAATGAACCAAATATACATGATATGGCGCTCTTTAGGCCTAGCGCTATCCCTATCTCCAATATTTTTTTATCGGTATTAGAGATTTCTACAGGTTCATATAATATTGATGATATGTTGTTAACGACGTATATTATATCATCTTCATTCATTGATGTAGATTTATCGACAATAGCTATAAAATCTTTTATAATCATAATATAAGCTATTTTTATTTCTTTTATCGTATCATCGCTTAGATGTCTATCTCTTATATGCCTTTCAACATACTTGTTTGCTAGATTCTCTATTTTGTTTGATTTGTCCATTTGTACTATCAATTATTTAGTTAATAATAGATCATAGTCCTCTTCGTCTATACTCCCATTATTGTTGATGTATATAATGAAATCATTTAAAAGCACGGACTTATCCTTGGATAAGGCTTTTATAATAAGCTCTCCATCATCTTTCAACATCACATGCACAGTATCCCAGATAACATATTTTTGACATTCTTTCTCAATCTTCTTGATTGTTTTAAGTATTATCTTATACGTCTCCTCATATCTTTTTACTATTCCGCACAGTTCAGTCGTATTATATTTACGTATAGCCGTGAATATATATTCCTTTTTGCAATCCCAGCATTTTATCAGTCTTTCTGATACGCACGCCTTATCCTCGTAGAAGAAGCAACCCTTACATGGCTCATTATGGTCGTAGCTTAATACTACAAGCAGCTCCACGCCATTCTTGTATATCACATCACCTTCTTTCATTTCGTCTACTTTGTTAATCTCATTATCAATATGGTAAAGTTGGATATTATCCATACTATAGATATCCAGAACGTTGTACTTAACATAAGACCTATATTCTTAGGTATAGGATCTACTCTCCTGAATGTCAGGATCATGTATATAAATGTTTTTATATTCATAATTTACGATATTTTTATATATAGTTAACTATCAAGTCTTTAACTCCTTTTGGGACATCTACCAGTTTGAGATTACCTTGGAATATGTCCTTGCCGTACTCATCCATAATCTCCCCGAATGAAGGATTCATGACTCTTGTTGACATAGATATCGGTTGATCAGTGTCAAATTTGATAACGATCTTCTTTCCGCCGTTTATCGCCTTTTTAAAAGCCACGTAAAGCTTTCGACCTTTTATTATATCACAATTCCCTTTCAGGATATTAGACATATGTATGACATATTCTTTCTTCGCATCTCCTGGGTTGTTCATAAGCTTAAGATCTCCTCCGGTATCTCTCCATTTCCTGAAGCACGGGAAACATAGACCGTGATTTGCCTTAGCGTGTCTAGGTATCATCCTGCTGCTGCCGGCTGGGATCGTATCACCACAGCAGATACACGTCCTATCCTTGTTGGTGCGCATCGGCACATAGCTCTTTATTGGGTATTCTTTTCTTCTATACATCTTCTTCTGTTTTCAAAATTATCATCACCATACTCATAATTAGGACAAGCCTTATTGCTTGGCCGTCTCGCATAAGTCTTTTGCTCCCTATTATATTTTCTATTAGGGTTTATATAATGGTCGCACACTTGCCAAACGGAGCAACATACTTTCCCGTATCTTTTCGCCCACTCCTGATCATGTAGATGTACGCAAGTAGCGCAAGTCGGATTCTTAAGCTTATCCTTGTTATCATCTATGATCTTATTAACCCGATCAAGAATAACGGACATATGCTCAGCATACATAACATCGAATACATCCGGCTTCGGAAGATATGTCATCGAGCTTATATCTATATCTATTTCCTTGGATTTGTCATAAACGGATTTGTATTTCCTTTTCATCAAATCCTTTAATTGATTTACCTTCTTATCGTAAGTCCCCATATTTCACTCAGTTTTCCATCCCTGTTCCCTTAATAAATTCACCATCATCTCCTTTATCTTAGGGCTAATGGCTTCGGTAAGTATATCAGCGGCCAAGTTAATAGAGAAGCTGGTCATCCTAGATTCTCCTATATACTTCTCGCTGGTAACTTCTTTCACATAGTCGTGAATATCCTTGATCATTTCATTTTGAGATCTTAGGAGATCCAGTATCTTATCGAGTTTATCATCCATCTTTTTTCTCGAATATGCCTGACAATAGCCAGAAGACCACTATCAAAAAGAAGAATAGCCCAAGAGCCTCATCCGGATAATCATGCATCGCCTCTAAGATACTTCTCATAACTTAACATCCATTTTACCGATTATACGATAGAAAATATCCCTAGTCAGCTCAATATCGTAAGTAGCGTCATGAAGCTTATTCTCGTCGATCTCAATACCCATAGTCCTGGCTACGGTCATCAACTTAAAGTTCTCCATATCGTTTCTTACACCCATCAGGAACGGTGTTACCATAACATATACATCCATACAGTTAGGATAGAACCATGATCCGAAATACTTATCCCCACATTGGGTAAATAAAGCCCGTAGGAAGTTGTTGTCGAATCCAGCGTTGTTATACCCCACCAAATACATTTTATCCCTCTTATCGAACTTATTCACGTATTTGGATAATATACCAACTAACTGCCTGTACCCTTCTTCCATAGGCTGATACGACTGCACTTGCTCCAAGGTAACACCAGCCACATCTAGCGCCTCTTGCTCTATCGTGGCGGCAGGGTTCGGGGCTAGGCGGATGTCGAACCTCTCGACCTCCTGCCCGTCGATATCCACGATCCCTCCTATTTGGTGTATCCCGTTTCTCCAGAACTTAACCCCGGTTGTCTCTAAATCGAAAAATAGTAATTTACTGGTCATATTTTGTATATCTTTTAAATTATCCATGATTTGAACAATTAAACGCCAACCATCCACTTACAACTCCCATCGCAAAAATAAACAAAATCATAAGTGATAACAGCGCCCAATCTTCTGTATTTAGTTTATTGCTCTCCTTCTTTTCAACATTGAAATCGAAATCAAATGTCGTATTATTAGCTATCTTCCCATCAATGCCTTTGTTATTTAAATGGAGTTTCTTTTTGATTTTTCTTTTATTCATGTTTTATGTCTTTTAAATTACCCATAATTCAATCAATTAAATGCCAACCATCCGCCTGCAAATCCCATCGCTAAAACAGATAAGATTATAGACGTGAATAATATCCAATCTTTTGTGCTTAGCTCATTATTATCTCTCTTTATTTTCTCAAGATAATCATATATCGCCGTATAGACAGCATGGTGAATATTCTCGTCTCTAGCCCTTACGATATTATCATATTCATTATATCCTAGATTATGGGTAGCGCTTTCGATCCTCATATTCCCCGTAACCTTTTTGTTTACATCAAAATCGAAGCTAAATACTATATCGGTGGTTAGAGCGCTGGCGATTTTGCTTTTTATCTCATCATCACTAAGATTAGCATAATTCACTAATTCATCGTAATCTTTTTCGTCAAGAACTATCTGTTTTTTTATGCTCATATAAATAAACTAAATTATATCCCTAATATTTCTGCTACATAAACAAATCCATAACATATATAATTATCAGCGTCATGCTCCCCATAATCAACATGCCAGATAATAGCGCATGGGAAATATAATGGCATGTCCTCAGCCATAGGATCCTCTTTGAGGTCATCAATGTTTATCTTCTCCCTCCACCTCCACAGGTCTTGGATGTCGTTCAAAATTAATTTCTCCATAACTATGACGGATGTTAGATGTTAGTAATTCAATAGCTAAGCTGATCATGGCTCCCGCTTCCGTAAGTTTATTCATTTGGGCGTACACCCTGTACTCTGCGCTACGATAAGTCTCCCTGCTGCTTATGGTATCTAGCAAATCATCTATAGCGTTTCTAAGAAGATTGGTTATTCCTCTTTCTCCCATACCCTTGAAATAATAAATATCACGACCAACGTAAAACATGTCCTGACATCTTTTAGCTACGTACTCTATTCCGGATAGATGGTATTTCTCGTTGTCTATCTCCACCTCTCCTTTTTCTATAGCCCTCAACAACTTCCAATCTATCGTTACATAAGTTTGACGATTTTTTACCTTTACATAGGTATATCCGCCATAATGAGAACCCAGCGTCCTCATCGTTAGCTCATTGACTTTTTGTTTGTTTTCATCCATAATAATCAGGTTTTTAATGTTGATACAAAAATACGATTTAAACAAAAATAAAAGCATGAATAATATTAAAATAATATTAATCATGCTTAAATATAAATATATTCCTTCTAGTTCTCACGGATATACGTATTCGTACTCATCTGGAGGAGATGTCTTGTAGTTGTAAATTTCATAGAAAATCATAGAAATAACTAAGATATCCTACTCCATTTTAGACGCTTCAACACAACTGGCAACCCGGCTGCTCTGCGTCCGTATAGCCGCATCAACTCCTACGGCTTGTATATTTATTGCAGCGTTGAGATCCCTGTCGATCTCCAAGCCACAATCTTTACAAACAAATGTTCGATCCGATAATTTCAGATCTTTATTCTTCCAACCACATCTTGAACAGGTTTTCGAGGATGGGTAAAAACGATCTATAACAATCAGTTCTTTACCATACCACCTACACTTGTATTCAAGTTGGTTACGGAACATTGAGAAAGAAGTGTCGGATACAGAACTAGCAAGTTTGTGGCTCTGTAGCATACCGGAAACATTTAGATCTTCAATGCAGATAACATCGTAATTATTTACCAGCATCGTGGTCAAATTATGCATGTGCCATGAACGCTTGTTGGCTATATCACAATGAAGTCTTGATACTTTTAGCCTGCATTTGTTTCTTCGATTACTTCCTAATTTCTTTCTCGATAAATGCCGTTGCATCCTTTTTAACTTCGCTTGGTTCTCACAAAGAAAATGAGGATTTTCAACAGATATTCCGTCAGACAATGTAGCCAATGTTTTTATTCCAAGATCAACTCCGACTGTTTTACCGGTTTTCTGTTTATAACACTGTTCTGTTTCTACAAGAACTGATACGAAGTATTGACCAGCACGGTTCTTTGAAACGGTACAGGAGATAAAACGAGCGTTATCCGGGATTTCACGATCGATAACAATCTTAACCCATCCGATCTTTTCGATCCGGATCTTATTGTCAGTGATTTTAAACTTCGGGAACGGCAATCTAAACGACTGGTTGTCGTGTTTATTTTTATAATTCGGTTTACCGATTTTTTTCTTTCCTGTTCTTGTTGAAGTACTGTTTGGAGAACTCGATAAAGTCACGTTGCTTCTGCTGCAAGGTGGCTGCCGATACTTCATTTAACCAAAGTTTTTCAATAACAAGATCCGACTTTGTCGGGAATTTCGGATTAGGGTTTGTTTCTTTATCGTATGAGTTAAATGAGTCAACACAAGCATTCCATATAACACGAACACATCCGAATGTTTTTGCAAGAAGTTCTTCTTGTGTTTTGTTCGGATACATACGATATTTATATGAACGCTTTATTAGACTCATCATCAATTCATTTTAATATATTAAATATACAAATAATTCTATGATTTTACAATGGATTACTATCGATTTTGTAATTATTTAATCATACTTGTCTCCTCTTCTGTATACTAACGCTACCCGACAGTCATATTTTTTGCTGTATCCTATAAGAGGGACATTGGCCATAGGCGGATTATCCTCAGTTTTGTACCTTATTCTTGTTACTTGCTTCATGTTCTCATGGATATAAATATTCATATTCTTCCGGTGGATATGTTTCAAATTCAGCATCATACTTCATGCAGGTGTAGTACTTATCCCCTCTCCTGTACATTACTTCCCACGGACAGCTATATTTTTTGTTGTATCCTAAAAGAGGAACCCCTTCTATAGGAGGCTTATCTTTCGTTTTGTACCTTAATTTTGTTATTTGCTTTATGTTCATATAATCTTATGTTTAAGTAATTCCATCATCATCGAAAACAATGTGTCTACAAGAAGTTTCTCGCTACTCCAATACATAGGAATCTCATCTATATCTCTATACGTTACAGACCATGCATGTTTTAGCTTATAACATTCTAATGTACAACCCTCTATCTCATATGGGAGCAAATTCAGTAACGTCCCTACATCCCAAACAGGGTTGGATATATCCGGGGTAACGGCCTCGATCAGGCCTATACGACCAGCGTCATCCTCCATAGAATGTAATTGATCCAGATACTTGTCTCTGAAACCGATGGCGGTGGAGATAGGAAGGCCGGCCTCGACCAATACCCTCCCCTGTTCTTTTGTGGTAAAAATCCGTTCCTTCATGGTTTTGCTTTTTCGGTGACATATCATCCAGTTTCTTTATTCCCATCAATATCGGGATACTATCATGCATACCATCCATCATCTTCCTCTCTACCGTAACGATCGTATCATTATGCCATCCCCCATGAGCCACAAGAAGAATCTCCTGCTGCTCGAAGCCAAGCCCGGCCCCTATACCGCCGGAGTTCCACGCGCAGGTAATGACCACCCCGCCTTTCTTGGTGATCCTAGCTATCTCCTTCTTCTGTCTAGCCCAATAACTAGATTGTGTTGTTTGCATATTAACAGATTCTCCAAGCCTTTTATATGACTCGGACACCTGTCTAGCGGAATATGGTGGATCATATAGTACAATATCAGCTATATTATCCTTAAGACCACGTAGGAAGTCCGTGGCGTCTTTATGATACATAGCCTTAGTCTCAGGATCAAGATCGTTGGTTATCGTTCCTATATCGCTGTTTCTGGCGAATGGATCCACTATAACCATTCCGTCTTTTTTATATCTATCTATAAGTTCTTTTATCGGTTTTATGCTGAATGTCTCGCTGTTCGGCATCGACCATTTCTTGCTTATAATCATATCGCTATAATTTTTCAGGTCTAAAAATATCCTTTGCCATCATATCAAGAGTAAGTTTATGTATCCTAGGTAAGACCTTAACCAATTTAATGCCAAAATTTTCTCCCCTCTTAACAAAAGTCCATTTACCATATATGATTCCATGCATCATATTCTGTATTACTTCCTTACTGTCTGTCAAGAATACTTGGTAATAGACACTTTTGGCATAATTAAAATCCTTCCCATGATCATCTGCCGGTCTTAATATCATTACGGCGGAGGAGCATCCACGGACGAACCCGTATATCTCAAGGCATTCGTCAAACTCATAATTATCACGTTCTTCATCATGAACATCCTTAACCCATTTACATGGTCTCCCGTCCTTAAACGGGATCTTTAACTGTTTCTTTGCCATCTTTCAAATTGTATTATAATGTTATTACCTGCTCATAGGTGAGCGTGCCTTTGTAACCTCTAGCTTTTAGTTCTTCGATAAGTTCTCTAGGTTTGAATTTGGCTAGATCTGGATTGGTAAACACTTTCGTTAATTTACCCCCCCCCCACTGCATTGGCTTTTTTGGACGATTTGTAGGCATTTACACAATCCTTACAGTAGTATCCAAACCCATCCTTTTGTGATTTGTTCTTATAGAATTTATCTACTGGTAATTCTTTACCACATTTCTTGCATATTTTAGTCTCCATGTCTATTAAATTAAATTATGATTCAATATTTTCAATCTTAAATTCCCAGTCCATAGCGTCATGCGTTGCTTTAAATCTGTTTCTTTATGACAATTTGGTTCCCGTATTGAGGTATAATGCATAAACCTTCATTCAATCCATTTATTTCCAGTTCCCCAAAATTATTTAGATTGATAATAAACTCATTCCCAACCCAATCAAAAACTCGTATGCCATTTTTAACTTCTATTTCATCGTCACCGCAGCGATGATTAATAATATGCACTTTCATTACCTTCGTCCCTGTTGTCCTATATTTATAACTCTCAATTTATCATATCCCTCTGAAAGAATCCCATGATCAAACAATTTGTTAGCGTCTATCTTAAGACTTCTATAATTGTCAGTTATGTTGATATCACTCCACAAGTTCAATCTTCCCTTATCATCTAATTGCATATGGATAAATCCTTTTGTTATCTTCTTCCCGGCCTTAAGGCGCTCTACGTCTTTATCAGTAATCTTTTTCATACTTTCGATATTTTATCGTTACAATTAAATTCATCTTTCATCCTGATCTTTATGCCTCCATATGATAATTCCTTATGAGCTGTGACAAAATAATCAACCGCATCTTCATCTAATAAACTATGCGGGCACCTTTCCCATACAGGACTTTGATCTAGATGATCCCATGTGGCTACAAGTAACCTATTCTTGTCATCATCAATAGCTATTTTGTATGTCCCTGTAGTAGCCTTACGTTTAATGATCGCTCCATTTAACATCTGTTTCTTAGCCCAGCTCCATGAGCCTCTCAACCCAAATGTTCTTATAATCCAGTTATTTATCTTCTTCATTTCAAATTATTTGTTAAAAGTGTAATATAAATATAAATACATAAATTGAATAGGGCTATTCACCATGCCCTTATCAGTAGGATCATCGTATTTGTCAAGCCAAAGACGAAGCGCCTCCCAATCGATATCCTTACGGTCACATACCATGCAGGCTAGGTTAGCCCCGAACAGTTCCCCGTCGCCGCCCAGCGACTTGTTAAACCTCTTGGCTAGTCTTTCCTTGAATCCATTATCATACCATATCCCGGAAGTAGCGGCATAACAATAATAAGCGTTGTATTTCATTTTCACGCCCATCCTCTCAAATAAAGACGTATGCCATATCCGGTCAAGGAAGAATACTATTCCACGATAGATAAAGGTTCGGAGATTCTTCCTGTATTTCTTCCCTAAGAAGCTATCTACGCAAGATATAGTCCCGCCTGAATAGTACCAGTTATTGGCGCCTCTCTTGACCTTATCCGTCATCTTGAACTTATTCTTTCTGTCTTCTACCCTATCCCACGGCTTCAGCTTATCCTCATTAAATGTCGGGCAATAATGATAGTAATGATTGATCCACGAGAGGTAGGGATTGTATATCGTATATCCATTGTCGCTGACATATGAGTTCATATCATATCCAAGTTCTTTGGCTAGAATAGATCCTTCATCAGCTAATACCTTCAATATCGGGTTCAAGTTCCATATCTGATCTTGGCTGACGAACATCGAGTAGCATGGATCCTCATCCTCCCCATACCATCCTCCCATCCCGCTCACTATTTTATCCAAATCAAGTGAATAATCTTTCCCGGATGAAAAGTCATCTCTAAGGAAAAACCCTCTATATGGGATCATGTCATATACACCCGGTTGATCCTCAAACATATGTTTAGCGTTCTCGGTCAATCTGATCAATGTTTGCAAGGCGGAAGATATATCTATGGGCGCATATTCACACCTATAGACCTTATTATTTATCCAAAGATATTGAAGAAGCTCGGCTATATTAATAGTCCCGTCCTCCACATATCCCGTCTTGTTGTCGAAGTTTATTTTGGCTAGAGGTATATTACTCCCTTGTGGTTGACCGCTTTTTTCATTACAACAATGCACGAACCTGTCAAAGAATATATCTTTCCAGCCAAAATATTTATCACTTAGCGTCATGAGCCTATTTCTTATCGTATAATGACATGACGTTAATAAGATCAGCCTTTCTGCACATCCCCTCAAGTTTATTAAAGCCATCCATATTATCTCCACTGACGATAATAGTAGGATATACCTCTATACCGTACTTGGATATCTCCTCATCCGTGGCTTTGTTCTCCGGGATCTGGTTTAACGTGGCCTCACCCTCATATTCCTGTAACGTGTTGGCGATAATATATCGCATGTAATCGCTGTACTCAGCGTCTTTCTTCGTGAAAAAATCAATTCTTACCATTTTTAAATAGTTTTTAATTTGTTAATAATTAAATCCGCTGTAAATATAGCGTTATCTACCTCATCTACACTCAACCTCCTCCCATCGAAATCGTTGGACAATAAATCTTTTACGATCTGATATCTTCTCAACTCCCAATCTATGTCTATATCAAAATTAAGATGCCTTACACAATCATAATTCAGCTCCTTACGATTCTTATCAAGGTACTTAACTATCGGGAATGAAGTACCATTGTCAATAGTACGTGCGATCACATTAATGTACCTACCAGTCCTTTTGTCAATAGCTTTTAATTTCTCGTCTACTATTATTTCTCCTGATCCTTCCATTCTATTAACCCTTTGTTATGTTTATCGTAATATAATAACGCTATGGCGTTCCAGCATACGGCGGATAGATGCATGAATCCCTCCTTATCATATCTCTCCCCTTTCGTATAAGCGACCAAGTGCCTCATGAGTGCACCTAGATAACGATTAAATCCATCAGGTATATCTTGCCATGAGTTATCGGCGTACTTCTTGGCTCCTTCCGTATATACCCTCACGATGTCCTCTATCTCAGCCAAAGGAAGAAGATCCCACCGGAGTTTACCGTCGGCCCGGTCGTCCTTCCCGCTGCCGTCTTTCCCCACAAGCGGTCCGCTTTCCACCACTGCGTCTCCTATTTTTGGCTTCCCGAAATTTATCGCCTCATCCACCGTTTCATCATCAATAAGCCTTAACTTGATAGCTCTATTTAACGAAACAACCATCTCCTCATCAGCCCAAATGGATTTATATGTCTCATCAAATAACGGTTCTATTTTCATCATTCCCGTATTGTCGGCGGTTTCAAGTACCTCAAATACCTCACCATCATAAACGACTTTGTCGTATTTGCTAAATTCCTCTTTCATTTCAAACTCCTTTTTGTTTTATTATTAGGTAATTATATACTTTTTAGATTAATAAAATTCACTAAGATCCCTGCATTCTGGTGTTTCTCCTGTCATAGAATAAAGCTCACCAGATGATAGATATACGCAATGCGAGGTCTTCCCGTCTCTCCACTCGCTTCGCTTCGTAATTCCGCAAATAGCGCAGCGTTGGGTCCCCGGCCCCGCCTTTACCCACGAGTGCCGTACGTTTTTCTTTCTTGTCCTGTTGGTGTCGTCAAGTTTCCTCATAACTAATCCTCCAAAGTCATTATAATCTTATCTTCCCCGATAATAACCTCATTCCCGCTTCTTACATCAAAGCATCTCCCTTCATCTGCCTCCTTGAAATAAAGAACGCCATTGTACTCGAATAAACCGAAGCCGTAATCGTTTAGCTTCATTTCGTTAAGTTTTTTGAACTTATATACGTTTTTCATATTCTCCATATTTTTAATATTTCCTTCATTCATATAAAATATTGATGCAGATATTGATATTATTCCTATAGCTATCATAATTAATCCTCCGTGGAACATACCTCCATGTAAATCATCCCAGCCTTTCACCATTACAGCTATGGATAACATAATCACTGCCATACTAAGCAAGACCCATATCATATCACATTTTCTTTGTCTTTAGGAACTCCATCATATCCTCTGCGCTAAGCTGGAAGCCTGCCGCCGCCTTATGACCTCCTCCCCCGGGATAGGCCTTACGTGCCAGCGCCGAGACATCCAACTCCTCTTTGGTGGTATAGAACGAGCATCTGAAGAATCTGCCGTTCCAGCAAAATGGCATCATCAAATCATGTTTTCTAGGATCGTACATAGACTCGAATGTGGTGGAGTTAAACTCCGTAGTATTCATACATATCGCCTTGTATCCAAATATATCTGCCTCGAATGAGAACATCTTCATTTCTCCTCTGTTTTTCTCGATGATATACTCTATTATGGCCTCGCCATTTCTTATCATATCGGAAACAAACTCACCATTTGCCTTGTTTAGCACCTCCCTGACCATGTCAACGTCAAGCCCGCAATACCCTCTCATCCCATATTGGAATGAAAGAACGTCACTCCACTCGAACCGGTCGTGATCCCATACATCATAAGCACTCAATAATTCTACCACATTAGGAGTTTTGATGTCATCGAAAAGATATTCCCACGTAAGCTCACAGGTCGCCGTCCCTATACGCCTCTTGCCCTTTACCTCGTAATCCCTCATATCGTCTATGGCTGTCTTATGATGGTCTATCCATATGACATCTGTACCTTTATCCTTCCACTCATCGAAAAGGAATCTTGTTCTGTTTCCAAATGACACGTCAACTACAAACACCTTATCATATTTATTCACGTCAGGTATTTCCTTGCCGTAATTGTAAGGAAGAAGATCAATGTCCCCTTTGAAATACTTTTTTACTATAGCCGCTGACATTACTCCGTCAAGATCAGCCTCATGATATATACATCCTGTCATAATCTGTTGTTTTTGATTAAAAAATCTATGTATTCTTTTATATCCTTGTTCCTGTCATTATCCCAGTCAAAGGTCTCGTTTATGAATTTGAAATACGATACTGGGATCGAATGCAACATCCACCCACAATATTTCCCGAATGTCATCACCGTAGATCCAAGGGGATGATCCGGCCTTCCGGGAACAGGGGCGGCGGTTACGCCCTGCGCCAGCCCCCTCCTACGATCTTTCTTGGCGGCTTTGATATCCAGATCTGTTTTCGTTACCTTATCCCCCATCGGGATATTAGTTATTAGCTTATCGCCGATAAACATTCCCCATCCATACCCCTTGTAGTTCTCTATACTAAGTTTCCTTATATCACCGAACCTTGACGAGTTGTTACAACAATCAACGACCAAAGCACTATCCTTTCCGTCTTTTATACGGACTGCCCTTCCAAGCCACTGATAAAACGACGAGAACGAGAATGTCGGCCTTCCTACTATCACGCAATCCAGACCCGGATGATCGAATCCCGTACCGAGGGCGGAATAGTTGAACACTACCTTCGTCTTACCTGACTTGAACCCCTCGACTATAGCCTCCCGCTGTTTCTTTGGCGTGCCTCCGTGAACCACTTCCGCCATGCCAGCGCATATCTTTGCGTTCATCCATTCGGCGGCGGTATTGCAGCTCTCAACAGAATCCATAAACACCAGTATAGATCTGCATACGTCTTTTAATACCATCAACCGACGTAAAATAAGGTTGTTTAAGCCGTTTTTTCTCACCGCCTCACTAATAGACTCAGCCGTATATTCGGAGCCGTTAGAATTAAGTTTAAGGGCATCCCCATTGAAATCCCATGTCTCATATTTAAGAGGTGTCCAAAATCCTTGCCTTATCATCTCCTCTACCTGTATCACGTGAATCAGGTTCTTGAAATATACCGGTCTCATACGAGTGATGAAATTAAGCTGGGAATATGACACCTGCCCTATCGACATCGTTTTAAGCCTGCATGGTGTAGCGGTAAACCCTATCACCTTTTTCGGTTTCAGTTCATTCATGAATGTCATGAACTCGCTACCATCCTCCGGGCTATACCCGGCATGAGCCTCATCTATCAACACGTTCCTGATCCCCATCTCCTTAAGCTTATCAACAACCTTCTTGATAGACCCTAACGTGGCGTATATCATATTAGACAGCTCTTTCTTACCACAGGAAGCGGAGTAGATGGTAGCCGGTATGCCATACGACGTTATCTTGTCGTGGTTCTGTTGCAGCAATTCTTTTGATGGTTGTAAAATCAGCGTCTTATCTCCCATCAATCTAGCCGCCTCTGCTATCAGCAGTGACTTACCGCAACCTACAGGACCTACGATCAATACCGGATCATGTCTATCAGAATTTATGTAATCGGAGATACTTTTAACACACTCCTCTTGATATGGTCTTAATTTGTAAATCATTTGGATTTGTAGTTATCAAAAACGTCTTTTACGTACTCTAGTCTTATAGGGCATTCCCGACCATCATCCATCTTCACCATCAAAGTTTCTTTGGTTTTGCTTATGGCTATCACCTCTCCTACTCCTATCTGGGTATGGACTATATCGCCTAGCTTTATATTACATTTGATCATGGTCAAGCTTTTTATTAAATTCCTCTATCTTGCTCCTGTCTGTCTCCTTGGTCATCTTAGCCTCTTCCTTAAACATATCATACCCTTCCCGGATATTGTCGCCAACCATATTCTCTATCATCTCCCTTAGCTCATCGCTTCTTACGGCAAAAGATATCTGGAATGATTTATTTGTGCCTTTCATCAGGTAATCAATCTCCTTCTTACATTCTGCCATTAACCGATCCAGATTATCGAACTTAACGAACTTGGAGTTACCATTGGCTTTTCTTACCCCATCCTTGAAATCCTCCAATATCCCGCTAAATACATCCGCCATACACATCATGGAATGTAGCCATACCAGCATATTGAATTTATATTCATTATCAGCATTATTCATCAAGCCTATCAAAGACTCACTTTTTGTCAACATGATTTTAGATTCTCGATCTACGATATCCTTTATCTCTTGCCGGTATCTCATGGCACCAACGAAATCCATTTTAGAATAACATTCATTTGATTTCTCTACCAATTTCCTGATATCCTTTCTAGACATCAAAAGATCTAATATCTGTTTTTCTTTTTCACTTTTGTACATAATTAGCTCTTTTAGTGATACAAATATAATTAAAGCCTAGATATTTACCTAGGCTTTTTAATAAAGTTAATCTTTTTTATTCTTTCTTTTTGACTCATCCCAATCCGATGAGTACCTGCATGTCCCTTGTTTGTGGATCGAGAAATCGCACCAAAAACACAAGGGCTTGGGGCGGGGTTCAAGGCAGGCCGGCTGGCGTCCCATGAGGTAGCGCTTCTCGTACTTATACCCCTGTTTGGCGTCGTCCCAAACGTGAGCTTGATAGCTATCTATTTTATTTGTCTCGAAATCATACATATCAAGGAGAATATCGTTAAGCTCCTTGACCGACCTCTCTACTTTCTCCTTATCTACCTTCACGTTCTGATTGTCCAGCATGCGGGTAAAGAAATAGCTGCACATATCCGGTAATACCTTGTACTTTCTCAGTATGTAGAAGGCGTATATCGGATGCTGGAGATTATGAAGCAGCTTGTCTTCATCGAATAACTTTCTCCCGGACTTCCAGTCTATCGTATACATGACTATCCTGTCCTTTGTCTTATACTCTCCACGCCAGTCCACCGATCCTATGATATGCACCTTATCGTACGTCACGCCATCCAAGGTAAGTGGCTTGGGTAGCTTATAGGGCAGGACGAAGCTCTCCTCCACGCCGGCCGGTCTCGACCCCCGGACCACCTTCTCCATTGGCGTAAGATCAGACCATGCCTTCTTATAATTGCCAGCAGCA